TACTTTATTATTTTAAACGTAGAGGTTATAGAGGTTTTGCTATGAATAGACCAGATAAAAAAAGAAATAAATTATCTGTTACAGAAAGAGAAATAGGTGGAATACCTAACTCTAGCGAAGATATAAAACAAGCTCATGCCGCGGCTATAGAAACATATATAGAGCATTTTGTAGGTTTAAAAGAAAATGGATATGGAGATATATATTTTCAAAGAACACTAGAAGATTGGGCTACTTTTAATATAAACAATAGAACAAAACACGATGCTTCTATTAGTAGTGGTTTAGCTTTAATGGCTTGTAATAAAAATAGATATACACCACGAGCCCAAAGAGAAATTAAATCTTTAGATTTAGGTTTTAAAAGATACGATAATAAAGGAATTACTTCAAAAATTATAAGTTAAATGAATATATATACTAACACTAACAGTCCGTTTCCAAGTCAGGTAGTAAGCACTGCTGAGAAATCTAGTATGGAATACGGAAGTCAAGTTGCTCAAGCAATAGAACAAGAGTGGTTTAGTCAAGGTAGAACTAATGGTAATAGATATTTAACCAGTTGGAATAACTTCCATGAGTTACGTAGATATGCTAGAGGAGAGCAAAGTATACAGAAATATAAAGATGAATTGTCTATAAACGGTGATTTGTCTTATCTTAATTTAGACTGGAAACCAGTTCCTATTTTATCTAAGTTTGTAGATATTGTTGTTAATGGTATATCATCTAAAAGCTACGATATAAAAGCCTACGCCCAAGATCCTGAGTCTGTTAAAAAAAGAACTCTATATGCTTCTAAATTACAAGAAGATATGGTTGCTAGAGAATATTTAGATTCTTTAAAAGAAAAACTAGGCGTTGACTTATATCAAAGCCCTAGCATGGATGTAGTTCCAGAAGACAAAGAGCAATTAGAATTACACATGCAATTAAGTTATAAGCAGTCTATAGAAATAGCAGAAGAAGAAGCTATATCATCTGTTTTTGCTCAAAATAAATATGATCTAACAAGACGTAGATTAAATATGGATCTAGCGGTTTGCGGTATAGCAGCAGCTAAAACTAATTTTAATACATCAAATGGTGTTACTGTAGATTATGTTGATCCAGCTTATATGGTTTATTCATATACTGAGGATCCTAACTTTGAAGATATATATTATGTTGGTGAATTAAAAGCTATTACAATACCAGAGCTTAAAAAAGAATTTCCACATATAACTGATAAAGAATTACAGAGAATACAAGCTATGCCAGGCAATAGATCTTATATAACTGGCTGGGGTGATTATGATGAAAATACAGTTCAAGTTTTATATTTTGATTACAAAACTTATCATGATCAAGTGTTTAAAATAAAGCAAACAGATCAAGGCTTAATGAAAGCTATTGAAAAACCTGATACTTTTGATCCACCTGAAAATGACATGTTTGAAAGGGTATCTAGATCAATAGAGGTTTTATACAGCGGAGCTAAAGTATTAGGAACTGATACCATGCTTAAATGGGAATTGGCTGAAAATATGTCAAGACCTTATGCTGACACTACAAAAGTAGAAATGAACTATGCTATTTGCGCGCCTAGAATTTACAAAGGTAGAATAGAAAGTTTAGTTAGCAAGTGTATTGGTTTTGCCGACATGATTCAGTTAACGCATTTAAAACTTCAACAAGTATTATCTCGCATGGTTCCAGATGGTGTTTATTTAGACATGGACGGGCTTGCAGAAGTTGACCTTGGTAATGGTACTAACTATAATCCAGCAGAAGCGTTAAACATGTATTTTCAAACTGGTAGTATAGTTGGTAGAAGCTACACGCAAGATGGAGAGTTTAATCAAGGTAAAGTTCCTATTAAAGAGTTACAAAGTAGTGGTGGTAATGCTAAAATAGCAAGTTTAATTCAAACTTATCAATATTACTTGCAAATGATAAGAGATGTAACAGGCTTAAATGAAGCTAGAGATGGAAGCACTCCAGATAAATCAACTTTAGTTGGTTTACAAAAACTAGCTGCTAACGCCTCTAACGTAGCCACTAGACACATAAAACAATCTAGTTTATATTTAACTTTAAAGTTAGCTGAAAATATATCTTTAAAAGTAGCTGATGCATTACAGTTTCCATTAACTAGATCTTCATTAGAAAATTCTATATCTACATTTAACGTTAGAACATTACAAGAAATAAATAATTTAAATCTTCATGATTTTGGTATTTATTTAGAATTAGAACCTGATGAAGAAGAAGAGGCTAAATTAGAAGAAAATATACAAGTTGCATTACAAAGCGGGGGTATTGATCTAGAAGACGCTATAGACTTAAGACAAATTAAAAATCTTAAACTAGCTAATCAAATGCTTAAGATCAAGCGTAGTAAAAAGCAAGAACGTGATCAAGCTAATCAACAAGCTAATATACAGGCACAAGCACAAGCTCAAGCTGAAACAGCTGAAAAAACAGCATTGGCTGAAGTTCAAAAACAAGAAGCAATATCAGGTGCTAATGTTCAATATGAAAAAGCTAAAAGTCAATTTGAAATAGAAAGAATGCAAATAGCCGCTCAAATAGAACAACAAAAACTACAAACTAAATTTAATTACGATATGCAATTGAAGCAGATTGAAGTTAAAGCAATGCAAGAAAAAGAAAGTAAAATTGAAGATAGAAAAGATAAAAGAACTAAACTTCAAGCGACTCAACAAAGTGAAATGATAAGTCAAAGAAAAAACGAAACTGGTCCTATTGATTTTGAAACAGAAAATTCATTACAGCCATTTCCAACAGTTATTTAAACTGTATTATTAATTATTTAATTATATTATATTATGTCAGAAGTAAAAACAAATGAACCTGTTAAACAGGAAGGTGAATTTAGTTTAAAAGGTAAAAAAACTAAATTAAAGCAATTAAACAAAACACAAAATGAATCAGTGACAAAGGTTAATGTTAATCCAAAAGAACCTTTAGTTGAACTAGAGCCAGATGTTAAAAAAGTAGTAATTGCAAAAAAAGAAGAAGATGCCATTCAAATCGGAGAAACAAAGGAGGTACCTGTGGAAAAACCATCCGGAGATAGCACAGAGATGGGAGAACCTGTACAAGAGTCCAACGAGACTACTGAAGGGTTTTCTCCAATCAAAGAAGTAGTTAAAGAAAATAAATCAGAAGTAAAGCAAGAAGTTCAACAAGAAGAGGTTAAAGTAGTTGATAAACCAACTATTGATTTACCTGAAAATATAGAAAAACTTGTAAACTTTATGAAAGAAACAGGTGGTACAATAGAAGACTACGCTAGATTAAACGCTGACTACTCTAATGTTGATAACACAACGTTACTAAAAGAATATTACAAGAAAAATAAACCTTATTTAGAAGGTGAAGACATTGATCTTTTGTTAGAAGATTTTTCATACGATGAAGATCTTGACGAACAAAAAGATATACGCAAGAAAAAAATTGCGTACAAAGAAGAAGATGCAAAAGCAAAAAGCTATTTAGATGACTTGAAAAATAAATATTACGACGAGATCAAGTTGAGACCGGGCGTAACTCAAGAACAACAAAAAGCTATGGAGTTTTTCAACCGATACAACAAGCAGCAAGAAATTGCAACGCAACAGCATAGTGAATTTAAGAAAAATACTAAAAATTTATTTACTAATAACTTCGAAGGTTTCGATATAAACGTTGGTGAAAAAAGATTTAAATATAATATTCAAAATACTGATGCAGTAGCCGAAAAACAATCTAACATAAATAACTTAGTGGGGAAGTTCCTTGACAAGGAAGGTAATGTTAGTGATACTCATGGTTATCATAAAGCTATTTACGCTGCTGAAAATGTAGATAAAATTGCTACTCATTTTTACGAACAAGGCAAGGCAGATGCGGTTAAAGAAGTTGTTTCTAATTCTAAGAATTTAAGCGACTCTAAAGCGCGCTCTAAACAGGGCGAAGTGTATCTAAATGGTCTAAAAGTTAAATCTATAAGTGGTGCTGATTCTACAAAACTTAAAATAAAAACAAGAAAATTTAACTAATTAAAAACTATTAATCATGAGTTTAATTCCTCAATTTGGTAGTATTATTCCATCTCAAAATCAAGAGTTGTTGAATAGTAACTACCTACAATTTAACGCTGGTGGTCCTGCTGGACCTGGTAGTGGTGGCGATTCATTCGCTCAACAGTACCTACCAGAGGTTTATGAACAAGAAGTAGAACGTTATGGAAACAGAACGTTATCTGGATTCTTGCGAATGGTTGGCGCTGAAATGCCAATGACATCTGATCAAGTAATTTGGTCTGAGCAAAATAGATTACATATTGCGTACGACGGTGTAGCTGGTGGTAACGCTGCTGGAACAACTGCTGACTTAACTTTAGCAGGTGGCGTAACAAATGTAATATCTATTAACGATACTATTGTAATTCTTGATCCTGCTACAGGATTAGAGTCTAAATGTATTGTTACAGATTCTGGTGCTTATGCCGCTTCAGGTTTAGGTGCACAAGTAATTAACGTACAACCTTTTAGTGACGTTGCTTTATTTGGTGTAGCTCCTGCTTTAGGACTAAGCGCTACAGGTTTAAAGATATTTGTTTATGGTTCTGATTACCAAAAAGGACAAAGTACTGATGGTGCTTTTGCTGCTGGTGGAGCAAACCAACAAAGAATATCTGTAGATCCAAGCTTTACTCAATACTCTAACTCACCGCTAATATTAAGAAGCCAATACGTTGTTAACGGCTCTGATATGGCACAAATCGGTTGGGTTGAAGTTGCAACTGAAGATGGAACATCTGGATATTTATGGTACTTAAAAGCTGAGTCTGAAACAAGACTACGTTTTGAAGATTACCTAGAAATGTCTATGGTTGAAGCAGAATATAATCAAGTTGCTGCTACAGCTGCTGTTAACCCAGGTTCAGAAGGTTTATTCGCTGCTATTACCTCAAGAGGTAATGTACAGTCTGGATTCACTGCTGCTGCTGGTATTGACGATTTTGATGATATTTTGAAAAACTTAGATACTCAAGGCGCTATTGAAGAAAACATGCTTTTCTTACAAAGACAAACTTCTCTTGATTTTGACGATATGTTAGCTAATATCTCTGGTGGATTCGCTGGTGGTACTGCTTTCGGTTTATTTGAAAACTCAGAAGAAATGGCTCTTAACCTTGGATTCTCTGGATTCAGAAGAGGTTCTTACGACTTTTACAAAACTGATTGGAAATACTTAAACGATGCTTCTACAAGAGGTGCTATCAATGGAGTAAATTCAATTGAAGGAGTATTAGTACCTGCTGGAACTTCTACAGTTTATGATCAAATCTTAGGAACTAATATCCGTAGACCATTCTTACACGTTCGTTATAGAGCTTCACAAGCTGACGACAGAAGAATGAAGTCTTGGTTAACTGGTTCTGCTGGTGGTGCATTTACTTCAACTCTTGATGCTATGGAAGTAAACTTCCTATCAGAAAGATGTTTAGTAACTCAAGCTGCTAACAACTTTGTATTATTCAAAGGAGTATAATTGCATTGTAGGTTTTACCCCTGATATAACTTCAGGGGTAATTCTTACTTTTATTAACTATTTAATTTTATTATATTATGGCTAAAAAAGCTAAAGCAGAAGAAACAATTGAGGTTGCACCTCAAGAAGTAGCAGTAAAAACTGCACCAAAAAAAGAAACAAAACCAGAGTGGGAAATAAAAGATAGAATTTATTTTTTAAAAGGAAACAAAACACCTTTAACCCATACGATACCTGGTAAACATACAAAAAAACATTCTTTATTATATTTTGATAGATCTACTGGTAAACAAAGAGAGATAAGATACGCGACAAATCAAGACTCACCTTTGGTTGATGAACAAAAAGGTGAATGTACTATGGGACATATTACGTTTAAAAACGGTAAACTAGTAGTACCTGAATCAAAGCAAAACTTGCAAAAGCTTTTATCATTATATCACCCATTAAAAGGTAGAATATATAATGAGTTTAATTCAGTAGAAGTAGCTAAAGATGAGTTAAATGTTTTAGATATGCAAATAGACGCTATGAATGCTGCTAGATCTATGGAATTAGACATGGCTGAAGCTATTCTTAGAGTTGAATTAGGTTCAAAAGTAAATGACTTAGATTCTAAAGAACTAAAAAGAGATTTACTTTTATTCGCTAGACATAATCCAAAATTGTTTATTAGCTTAGCTAGTGATGAAAATGTTCAACTTAGAAACTTTGCTATTAAAGCTACAGAAGCTAACATAATAAAGCTTTCTGGAGATCAAAGAACATTTACTTGGGGATCAACAGGTAGAAAATTAATGAACGTGCCTTTTGATGAAAATCCATACTCAGCCTTTGCTGCTTTTTTGAAAACAGATGAAGGTGTAGAAATTTATCGATCTATAGATAAAAAACTATAAAAACAAGTGATACTAATATATAGGCGGTTTCGGCCGCCTTTTTAGTATATAAAAAAATAAATAAATGGCAGTAAATATAAACACGGTATATCAAACAGTCTTGTATATTATAAACAAAGAACAAAGAGGTTATATTACTCCAGCTGAATTTAACAGTTTAGCAACACAAGTACAAGACGAAATCTTCCAATCATACTTTCCTGATGGTAATCAAGTTAATAGAGTAAATCAAAACAACACTCAAAACGATACAGAGTTTTTTGACATGTTTAAAGACATATCTTATAAATTATATCCTTTTGAAAGTGTTTTTGACTTTTCTTATGATTCAACAGCTGGTGGTTGGTTTGGTTCTAGTGAAATATATAAACTTGGTGAAATAATATCTACATATAAGGGTCAACCACAATTTGATTCTATAACACAGTTGGCTAGTAAAAAAGATTATGATAAAATAATTAGATCAAAATTAACAGCACCTACTAAAAAATTTCCTATTTGTACTATCACACATGTTACTTCTAGTACCAGCGTTTCTGTTCCTATTGGATCTCTTCTTATTAAGGTAGATCCTATACCCGATATTTTAAAAATAAATTGCCTTAAACAACCAAAAAGACCACGATGGGGTTTTACTGTAGGTCCTCAAGGTCAATATATTTTTCAAGGAGGTTCATCTACTAATTTTGAACTAGATACTTCAGAGCAAACAAATATTATAACAAATATATTAAAATATTGTGGTATAATAATAAAAGATCCAACAATAATACAAACAGCTGAACAAGAATCAAAATCTGTTGAAGCAAATTTAAAATCTTAAATAAA